GTAGTGGTTGATGGCACTTTGTCGCAAGGTGGCTCGTCCGTTTGGACGGCAGCCAGCCTGACGAACTTGAGCCAACTGACGAACGGTCCTGGGTACATCACCTCCTCAGCGTTGAGCGGGTATGCACCACTTGGCGGTGCCGGAACCTCTGGAACCTGGAGCATCAACATCACGGGTAATGCCGGCACAGCAACCACCGCTACGTCCGCATCGAGCGCCGTGAAGCTCGGCGGCAACACGACTGGCCTGTCCGATCTAAACACCGCACTCGTTGGTGCTCAAGCAGATGCGTACTTTCAAACGTACGGCAGTGTAGCGACGAACAAGCCCGTTTCGATGGACAACGCGAACGGTCTGATGACATGGATCACGCACCCAACGGGTGGTTCAGGTCTGTACGGTCGTCAAATTGCGTTCGCTAATGAAGTGGATTCTATCTACACGCGAAACATCTCAAATGGTTCGTTCAGCGGGTGGTCACGGTTCCTGACAAGCACGAACTTCACGACGTATGCCCCATCGGTGACTGGTTCCGGCGCATCTGGTACCTGGAGCATCAACATCACGGGCGGCGCATCGACTGTCGGTGGGTACGCACCAAGCGCCTCGGCTTCGGCGAACACGCTGGTGCTTCGCGATGGTAGCAACTACTCGTACTTCAACTACATCAACTCGAACACCGGAAACAGCGAGAACCCAACGGTCTCGCAGGTGATTGTGACGAACGGCAGCGACAACTTCTACCGCAAGGCATCAGTCTCACACCTGACGTCGTCGCTGTCCGGCACCGCACCAATCAACATCAGCGGCACTGCAGCGAATACATCAAGCATCTCGAGCGCGGTTGGTTCAAGCTACACTTGGACTGGTAACCAGAACTTCTCTGGTACAAGCAGTGTTGGCACTAACGGGCAATCTGGCAGTCTTGCCGCGTACAGCACTGGTGGCCTTGCGGCAACGATGTCGTTCCACCGTGCCGGCGCATATGCCATCAACATGGGGCTGGACACTGACAACGTCTTCCGGATTGGTGGATGGTCGGATGGTCTTAATGTGTATCGCGCACAGTTCTACGCAGGTGGCTCGCTCCGTATTGCTGGAGCGTTCTATCCAAGCAACAGCAGCACGAACTACCTGAACGGCGTCACAAGCACGTACGGTGCGCTGGATGTAGGTGGTAGCAACAACGGCTACACCGGCCTCAACCTTGTCAATGGCTCAGGCACAGTCATCGGCATGTACGACAGCGCTGGCAACGGCGGCACGTACGACACAACTACTGGATGGCAAACGTATTTCCTGCGCTCTAATGGCTGCACGGGTATCGGTGGGTCCAATACAGTTGCTGGCTACAAGCTGAACGTGAACGGCAGCGCTCGATTTGAGGGCGCGATGGTCGCTACTGGCGAATCATACAGCACAAGTGCCCGCATCAACAGCTCCTCTCCAACGCTGAACATGCAGGACACCGATCACGTTGGTGCCTTCCTGCACGTAAACAGCGGCCTCGTGTATTTCCTTCGTGCGAACGCAGTGAACGGCGGCACGTGGGACAGCGGCCCGAACGGCCGCCACCCGATGATCATGAACCTGAGCAGCGGTAGCGTTGAATTCTCTGGCGATGTCACCGCGTTCTCTGACATTCGCCTGAAGAAGAACATCGTTCAGATCGAGAATGCACTCGAGAAGGTCGAGACGCTTCGCGGCGTCGTGTTCGATCACATCGAACACGGTCGTGGCACGGGTCTGATTGCACAGGAACTGCAGGAAGTGTTGCCAGAGGCGGTGCACGAGTCAGCCGACAATGGGTACTTGACTGTTGCGTACGGCAACACGGTTGGTCTGCTCGTTGAGGCGATCAAGGAGCTCTCGGCGCAGAACAAGGCGCTGATGGCTCGTCTCGAAGCACTCGAAGCAAAGTAAAGGGCTGATCAGCACTAAATAGGGGACCGAATCCGAGGTTCCCTATGCTGATTGACCGTCCAAATATTGTAGAAGGCTCTTCGATCCAGAACGCCACCGTGGCCTCTGGATCAACGCCGCCGGCCAACCCAAGCCCCGGCGAGCTGTTCTACAACACCACGCTCTCGCAGCTCCAGACATACACCGGCGCAACCTGGGACACGGTGCCAAGCACCGTCACATTCTCGGCACACACGTCTGACACCGCGCTGCACTTGACGTCAACGCAGAACACGCTGCTCGACGGGCTGAACGTCACGCTGACCTCCACTGAGTTGAACTACGTCGATGGCGTCACGTCGTCCATTCAGACACAATTGAACAACAACGTGACGGCGATCACGAACGAGGTCACGCGCGCAACGACCGTCGAGGGCAATCTTCAGACGCAGATCACGAACATCACGGGCGGTTCAGGAACCTTGACGGTGCACATTGCCGATATGGGGTTGCACCTGACCTCGGCACAGAACACGTTCCTTGACGGGCTGACGTACCCTGGTGTGCTGGCAGATGTGAACTCAATCCCAACGCTGACGTCTGGGTTGAACACCGTCACGTCGAACTACAACGCGCACGCGGCGAGCACGTCAGTTCACATCAACGCGAACCAGAACACGTTCCTCGACGGGATCTCGTACGGCACCGTTGGTTTCGCTGACATCAACCACCTGAACGGCCTTGACGGGTTCCTTGGTTCTGGTGTTGCACTGCAGACGTACCTGTCTGATCTGAACACGAACAAGCTGAACCGCTCTGGGTCGCAGCCAATGCTTGGCGATCTGAGCATGGGTGGGCACTCAATCACCGGCTTGGCAGCACCCGTTGCGGCTTCCGACGCGGCGACGAAGGACTATGTCGATCAGTTGCAACAAGGCCTCCACTGGAAGGATGCCGCGCTGGTTGCCACGACGGCGAACATCGCGCTCAGCACGTTGCAGACGATTGACGGTGTGCTTGTTGCATCAAACAACCGTGTGCTGGTGAAGAACCAGACGAACCAAGCCGAGAACGGCGTGTATCTTGCATCAAGCGGTGCATGGTCTCGCGCCACTGATGCCAATACCGCTACTGAGCTCGACGGCATGGCGATCTTTGTGCGCTCTGGCACGGTTCATGCCGACACTGCATGGGTGCAGGTGAACGCGCTGGTGACCTTCCCAGGCGATCCAATCTCATACAGCCAGTTCGCCGCCGCTGGTGGGGCGACCGCCGGTTCAGGCATTCAAATCACCGGATCTGTGATCTCGGTTCGCCATGGTGACGGTCTCACATTCAGCGGCCAAGACCTGACGCTCGCAGTCTCAGCACGCTTCAACCTTGGTACATCACTGGATCTGGCAACGCTTGCGAACGGTGGCGGTGGTTCGCTGCTGAAGTTCACGCGTGACACGTATGGTCGTGTTTCCGGTACCAGCGCGGTCACTAGCGCTGATCTGACTGGCCTGCTTGGTACCACGTACGTGCTACGCGGTGGCGACACAATGACGGGCCCACTGAGCGGCACCTCAATCACTGGCACCTCGCTGACATCGACGGGTACGCTTGGCGTGACAGGGATCTCGACCCTCGGTGTGGTGAACATCGCCTCAATGGCGTCAGCCGGGAACATCACGGTTGGAACGCCGGGCACTGAAGGCTACATGATCCTGACACAGGGCAATGCAGCCAACCCAGGGTATATTGGGTTCCACACGCTCGACGCCGTGCGCCGTGGATACGTTGGTTGGAACGATGGCACAAGTCACCTGCTGCTTGCCTCTGAAAATGGCTGGGCGTGGGAGTTCAACGTAACTCCAGATGTGAATGGTGCCCCAATCCTTCACAGCACGAACTTCAACACGTACGCCCCGACACTGACTGGCACTGGTGCATCTGGCACCTGGGGTATCAACATCACCGGGAATGCCGCAACGGCTACGGCTACGGCCGACGCAACGAATGCCAGCCGGTACATCGCCTTCACCGCTGGCGCGACTGGCGCTCAGGGACTGCTAACCGATGCTGGTCTCCGGTACAACCCATCAACGAACATTCTGACCGCGGCAGTCAGCGGTAATGCGACAACCGCAACGACCCTGCAGACAGCTCGAACCATCGACATCAGCGGCGTCACCGCAACGGCAACCTCGTTCAATGGCTCCGCGAACATCGTCATTCCAATCACCGCGGTTCCGGCATCGCTGCTCACTGGCACCGTTGCTGCTGCTAGACTGACAGGCACATACGCGATCGACATCTCAGGCGACGCCGCGACGGTGGATGGCTTCTCAGCGCAGGTCGCCTCGGGAGCGAACACGATCCCAGTGCGGAACGGCTCTGGATACCTGTTCGGGAACTTCATCAACATGACCGACGGCTCGCTGACAAGCGGCGTCTCAGGGATCATCGCGAAGAACGCGACTGACGACTACTACCGCACGGCAACTGCCGCCGCGGTGGCCACGTTCATCTCTGGTCAGACGATGAGCATCAACGGGAACGCATCGACCGCAAGCAACGTGTCAAGCATCTCGAATGCCGTTGGGAACGCATACTCCTGGACTGGTCAGCAATCGTTCATCAGCTCGTCGAACACTGGTATTGCTAACGCATCTGGCACGCTGATGCCACAGGCAACTAACTCCTCAACTGCCGCTACGATCTCATTCCACCGCCCAAGCGCCTTCGGCCTAAATATGGGACTGGACAACGACAACGTGTTCCGCATTGGTGGTTGGTCCGCAGCCGCAAATCGAATGCAGCTTGACATGAGCGGGAACGTGACGTTCGCAGGCGACGTCACCGCGTTCTCTGATCGTCGGGTCAAGACTGACATCAAGCCGCTCGAGGATGCGCTTGCGAAGGTTGAGCGCCTGCAGGGTGTGTCATTCACCAGGATTGATTCAGGTGAACGTGGGATTGGTGTAATCGCACAGGACATGCAGCTCGTGGTACCCGAAGTCGTCAAGGAAGACAATGACGGCAATCTCTCCGTAGCTTATGGGAACTTGGTGGGTCTCTTGATTGAGGCCATCAAAGAGCTCAAAGCTGAAGTTCAAACCCTCAAAGCTAAGGTTCAATCATGACAGTTCCAGTATCAGCCCCAAAGCTCAGCGACATCCAGACCGAGTTCGGTGGCGCTAATCCAATCTCACTCAGTGAGTACTATCGCGGCGGGGCTCGAGTACCGGCCGGCCAACCGAACATCGGTTATGGGTTGATCGCGGCATCTGGTACGATCAGTGTAGGCACCTTTCGCGGCGCGAATAAGGTGTTCACCTTCAACCAGACGATCTCGGCGAACACCTCGAACTACAACTTGAAGGCGTCAGCGATCGCAGCTGGTTGGAATCAATCTGACACTCTTCAGGCGACCGTCACCGTGAACAGCGGGATTTACGTGTTCGCGACGACGACTGGTTCCTATGCATTCGACACCGGCGTCACGTTCCCATCCGGGTCCACACTGTCTGTGATCAATAACGGCATCATTGCTGGTCGCGGTGGTGCTGGTGGTGCTGGTGGCAATAACTCTGGCGGTGGTGCTGGTGGTGCTGGTGGTCCAGCTTTCCGTGCACAGTACGCAACATCGATCACGAACAACGGTGCTGTTGGCGGCGGTGGCGGTGGCGGTGGCGGTGGCGGCGCTTACAATGACGGCAAGACGCTGTTCAATGGTGGTGGTGGTGGCGGTGGTCGTGTGAACGGTACCGCTGGCTCTGGAACCCCTGCTGGTGGAGCCGGTTCGCTCACTGCAGCTGGTGGTGGCGGTGTATCGTCAGGTGGTAGTGGCGGCAGCGGCGCGGGTCTTGGTGGTGCTGGTGCAGCTGGCGCGACAAGCACCTATGCTGGCGGTGCAGGTGGCGCGGCTGGTGCGTACATCACCGGGAACAGCAACGTAACTTGGGTTGTGACTGGCACCCGGGTGGGCGGCGTGATCGCATAAATAGGGTACATCAGAAAGAGCCCCGATGATTCCAACAACCAATACCAGCCTAGCTGACGTTCAGAACGAGTTCAGCGGGTCGAACCCGATCCGCCTGGATGAGTACTACGTCAACGGTGGCGGGGGCTACGTCATTGGTGGGCAGTACACCACGATTCTTGGGAATCCGCCATCCAGCGGTCCTATTTCGCTCGGTGATTTTCGTGGTGTGTCAAAGATCACGACGTTCACGTTCAACGACGTCGTCTCCGTGAACACCGCGAACTACAACCTGTACTCCCGTGCAACTGCTGCTGGTTGGAGCGGTGCTGGGATTCTGCTTGCCACAGTGACGATCAACCCTGGCGTGTACGTGTACTCAACCAGCACGCTCTCTCCGGCTTTCACGGTGGGGGCGCTCCCGGCAGGCTCCACGGTGAGCATCACGAACAACGGCATCATCGCTGGTAAGGGTGGCTTTGGCGGCACCGGCGGTTCGGTGAATGCCGCGGTACTTACAAACGGCACCGCTGGTGCGGGCGGCGGTATTGGAGCGTCCTTTGCATACCCAGTGACGTTCGCTAACAACGGCACCATTGGTGGCGGTGGTGGCGGTGGCGGTGGCGGTGGTGCTGCTCGGAACACGTTTGACTCCAAGTTCTTCTACGGGGGCTCTGGCGGTGGCGGTGGCGGTGGTCGATCACGCTTCACTGGTGATGGTGGCGAAGGCCCTCCTGGCACCAGCACTGGGAACAACGTGAATGGTGTTGCCTCGTATGGCGGCACAGGAACGTTGGCAGCGCCAGGAGCAGGCGGCAACCGGTACGTGATCAGCGGCGTGATTGGCACCGGCTTCGGCGGTGCTGGTGGTAATCTTGGACAGCCTGGAGTATCGGGCACTGGCCCAGACATGGGGTTCGTGGCTGGTGGATCCAGCTTGCCTGGTGCTGGTGGTGCGGCAGGGCTAGCAGTTACGGGTGGCGCGAACGTCACTTGGACGGCCTTTGGGACGCGGCTTACTACCCTTGATCATCCAGGAATCAACGCTACCGGCGGTGGGCCAGTGAACTTTGGTGCACGAAGCCTGACCGGTTCGTACCTGTCGACGACAGCGCGTTCCGTGTTCTTGAACATCTATACCGATGGCGATCTGCAGGGCTATACTCACGGGAACGTGCTGCAGTTCGACACCAGTTGGTACAGCCCAGAAAGTGGTGGAATTGGCGCCAGCTATTGGGTGCGCGCCACTTTGACTTCTGGCGTGGCGCCGAGTTCAGGTGATGCGCTGGGCGTGTGGCATCAGCTGAATGCGACGCGCGGGTGGACTTACACGGCACCTGGCACTGGCGTTTATCAGCTTCGACAAGGCACCCTGTCGATTGAAATTTCCTCGAGCCCATCTGGGTCACCAGTAGTCTCGAGCGGATCTTGCGCCTTTTACGTCGAACGTGAATCTTAAGGAGAAACCATATGAGCACATATACCTGGGAAGTCGAATCGGTGAACATTGACACCGGCACAATGGAAGTTCTTTATGCCGCTGATGGCGGCGGCCAGGACATCGTCTTGAACGTGCCAATGCCAGAAGAGGGCGCTGACCTGGCAACTTGGGTTGATGGATATGCCCCACGCAGCATGTGGAGCACCAAGCCAATCACCGTCGAAGTCGGTGCCACTGGCACTGGCCATGTTGATGCGATGGTTGGTGACGCCGCGGGCGGCGAGGCACCAAACACGATCGGCAATTGGCAGGAAGAGTACATCCGCGCCATGATCTACTCGGTCCTCGAAGAGGTTCGCGAATCGTCGGTGTGAGATGAAGGAAACCCTGCACGACGCGTTCGGACAGGATCAGACTCGCGTCAAGCGCGCCTTCCGTTGGGTGGTCACGTTCCGTGACTTTCCAATCGGCAGCCGCCAAACTGTCGATGGTGACAGCATGATGACCGAGGCGCTGACGCTGTTCACCAAAGGCCGCGCTGAATTCTACCTTGACGGCGTGCGACGCGGTGATCGCGTTCCAGGCATCTTGAGCAGCGAATACGAACCTGTTGGTCAAGGTGGGACGTTCGAGCTTCGATACGTTGAGCCAACCACCCGTGTCTGTATTCCACGAAAGGCGAACGGCGATAAGCTGCCGAACGTCAAGAAGATCATGCTGAAGGCCGGTGAGCGGTTCGAGGTTCCGTCAATGGCTCGGTACCTGGTTTGTCTTGGCTCCGTGTTGATCGGCGAGAAAACATTCGTTGCTGAGCAATCCTTCCAGAATGGGTACATGAAGCCACTCATGACGTTGGAAGACACAATCCTCTTGGAGTTCCTGTGAAGCGCCCTGATCGAATCTTCGGGCACCGCCTGATCATGACACCGATCGCGTCGTACGTTGGCTTCGCGGCCATGGTGTACGGCGTGTTCGCGCTGATCAGTGGAACAGCCAATCTGCTGTGGCTGCTGCCAATGCTGTTCTTCACGTTCTGGATGCTGATGGGCGTCACCGTCGGGATGCACCGTCTGTTCTGCCATCAGGCGTTCAAGACCAGTCGGTTCTGGCACTGGGTGCTCGGGATCTTTGGGACCTTGGCGATCTATGGATCCACGATCCAGTGGCCCGCGATGCACATGAGCCATCATGAGTTCAGCGACACCGACAAGGATCCGCACTACACGGGCTGGATGTACCTGTTCTGGAAGAAGAACCGTCCAACAACGTTCAACCGCCGCGTGCTGGTTCGGCTGCGCAAGGACCCAATGCACGCGTTCCTGCACTCGTACTACCTGCTGGTGCCGACGGCCGTGGTGCTCGGGTTGTCACTGATCAGTCTGAACGCGCTGATCTTCTGCTACCTGATCCCGATGGGTTGGTTGCACTTCGTTGGGTCGGCTCACCAGGTCTTCGCACACGGGAAAGACGGAGCCCGCGACCAGGAGTGGCTGGAGTACGTGCTGCCAACTGGAGGTGAGTGGCTGCACGGTCACCACCACGTGAAGCCCAAGGACATTCGGTTCGGACGATCTGATGTGGGACACCAGCTGATCAGAGCCATCAGCAGGCATTAGCCGACAGATAGCGCCGACTTGTAACGACAGGCGACGACCGGGCACCTCGATCGAACAGGTGCAGAGCATACCACCGCAGGGACCCTAGGGTCCCTGCGTCATTTCTGGTGTCGCCGATCAGCGTTCGGCGACAGGTCGGATGGTTGGCGGTTCGATCAGCGACTTCAGGTGAACCAACTGATCGCTCAGGTTCTCGAGGTTCTCCCTGAGCAGCGCCGCGCAGTGCAGCATGAACTGCTCTGAGGTGACCCGGTCTCGGACCAGATCAAGCTGCATCTGGAACGCAACCAGCTTCCGGCGCCGGTCAGGGTCAGCCTTCAGGATCTCGTTCGCGATCAGGCGGTTCCGTTCAGCCTCGAACGAGGCCTCATCCAGCATCGACAGGTACGAGAGGTCTTCCATACGGATCTCCAGTGGTAGGTAGGTGAACTATACCATGCGACCCCAGAACCAGGTTCCGTCATCCCGCCACATCTTCCGGCGGCCCTTGCACGCTGCTTTTTAGCGAGATGGCACTTTTGTACCCTAGGCTTCCAACTGAACTTTATACCCCCACAGGTCGTCCAGATACGACAGCACCTCTTCAGCGTCGCTCTCATCCAGTTCACGGCCCATGTACGCGTCGTACCGCAGGTACAGCGTGCGGTCACCTTCCAGATCAGCGCCCTCGACCACAATCTGCGGCACGTAGTTCACACGTTCCTTGGAGCGAGCCAGCGCGGTTCGGATGTTCGCGTACCCGATGTCATCGTGGATCTCGGTCACCGTGGCGGTCGCCGACACCGGGTTATCCTCAGAGGCCTGGTACTCGATCGTCACCGTGAAGAGCTTCAGATCACGAATCACCTTCGGCGACAGGTACTGCATGATGAACGAGTCGTCACGGTGCTCGAACGCCGCTTCCTTCACGACGTCCTGCCACTTTCGGCCGATCAGCTCTGGGAACCAGCGACGATCCTCGTCAGTGATTGGGATCCACTTGCTGCCCTTGGACGTGTGCGCCCACTCGCCGCCCTCGCAGATCCGCTTGATGTCCTGCATGATCGCGAAACCGAGCGCGTACGGGTTCGGGCCGCTGTAGTACCGGCTGTCGTAGTTCGGCTGGTAGATCACACCACTGTGGCTCGTCAGGTACGCCATGAACGCGTCGCTGGTCACTACGCCCTTCTCCTCCAGGCGCTCCATGATGTAGTGATGGCAGAACGTTGCCATGCCCTCGTTCAGGGTCTTGGTCGGGCCCTGTGGCGAGAAGTACTGATTCACCTTGTACACGATCCGCAGGATCTCACGCTTCCAGCGATCGAGATTCGGCGACTTCTTCATGATGTAGTACAGCAGGTTCTCCTCGTCATCCTCGAGGTAGTCCTCATCGTCGTCCAGCGCCTTGATCACCGCTTCGTCATCGGCGATTGTGGTCTTCTGCAGGATGATGTCGAGCTCGCGCTGCCGACGATCGTCCTCAGCCATCAGCTTCTTGAGACGTGCCTCGTCGCTGAGCTTCGGGCGGTGCTTGCGCTTGAACTTGTCGATGCCGTGCGACGCCAGCGAGTGCGCCGCGTCCAGCACCTGCTCCACCTCGCGCAGGCCATACCGCTCTTCGCAGCGCTGGATGTAGTCGCGTGCGAACAGCATGTAGTCGATGATCGACCCTGCCTGCGTCCACTCCTTGAAGTACACGTTGTTCGCGAACACCGCGTTGTGTCCCACGCCGGCGTGCGCCATCACCATGGTCTGCATGTACGCCAGGTTCTCTTCCATCAGCAGGTTCACGCACGGATTGGAGTTGATCACCATCTCGTACGCCAGACCCATGCGGCCCTTCTCGTACTGCTTGGCGGACTGCATGAAGTCCTTGCCGAACGACCAGTGGTTGTAGTGCACGGGCAGGCCAATGCTGGAGTACGCATCGAGCATCTGCTCGGCGCTGACGATCTCGAACTGGTTCGTGTACAGCTCAATGCCAGGGCGAAGCTCGAGCTCCTCAACGGCAATGATCTCGATCTCCTTCCAGACGCGCTCAAGGAGCTCTGGCGTCCAGTCGTTTCGGGAGTTGATTTCCAGCTTGTCGGTCATGTGAGTTCCGGTGTGTAGAGCGTGAAAAGAACGAGGAGCGATTACTTCTTGCCCTTCTTCTTGTAGATCTTGTGGAATGCGTCGAACACCTCGGA